ACAGAAGTGTTCAGGTCCAAGAAGTTGAACGGAATAATGAACAAGTCAGGCGATTGGCGAACTGCCTTTGAACTAGACGTGAACAGCACGGTCGAACCACGCCGCAGCCGGAAACGCATAAGCGCTTGGTCGTCGTGAGATCGAACGGCAAAACTGCCTGAAATCAAAACCGGAGCGCCACTATACGTCCCTGTCAAAGTTTGAATCGTGGCAAAGGTGGTGTTGCTACTGCTACTAGGGACACTGAGGTTGGCACTTGTTGTTATGGCGTTAGGGAACGTTACAGCTTGGTCTTGGATCTTTAGCGTGCTAACGCCCAGATCTTTAATCTGCGCTGTTCCAACACCCAAGTCTTTGATGATTACCGTAGGCACGCCATTGATGGTCTGAGACGTAATCGTTGAGTTGTCCAGTATCAGCTTTGACGCCTCGATGCTGTTGGCTCCGATGCGATCAGCGTCAATAGTCCCCGAAGTTATTTTCTCTGCGCCTAAAGTGCCAATCTTCGCATTAGTTATGGAGGCGTCTTTAATGGCAGCAGAGTCGATGTAAACACCGGCAGGTATAACGGTGCCATCAGCCAATGTCAGAGAACTAGCCTGAACAGCAAACGGGACTCTTTTGAGAGTATCGGTCGGACTAACAATCGCAAACCTATCCGCATTAACGGTGAACTCTGACGTCGATCCCGCCGCAGTCGTTGTATTCGCCAATCCAAAGCCAGCAACGTTACCGTTATTGTCAATCTTTACGGTGTACTGCCCGCGCAGACCGTCAACTTGACTAGCTGAAACGTTAAGAGCTTGCTGCAACGATATGCTATCAGCAACGCCAGTAATCGGGTTCGTATAATCCGCAGCAAGCTGATCCATCTGTTCCGCAGAAGCTCTAGCGTTACCAGCGGTATCTAGCAGTGAAGTAGACATCGTGCTGAGATTGCTCGCCGTGACAATCGGGTTACCCACATTGTTGAGCAAGATCCCTTCTAGCACATTGACAACAAAAGCCGTCGCCGCCAATCCCGTGTCAGTGTGGTTGACAGCTGCTTGAAGAGTATTAAACGCGCTGGCACTGGCGAGTAACGAGCTGCCGTCAGACGCGAAAACTTCTGAATTCAGACTGTTGATTGCTGCCGCAGTGTTGGCTGGCAGATTGCCTATCGGTAATCGCAGATCGACCGTAAGCTGACTTGAAGTGATCTGGTTAGTTAATTGTGTGAGCAGATGAACCGCGTCCAAAGCTGTAGACGCCACTGTTCCAGACGCAGAGTTGAACGGCCCCGCAAGACCATCAGTGTTTACGTGCCGCACCCAGTAGTAACGAGTCTGACCTGAGCCAACTGGGTCAACAAAAATTCTACCAGTCTGAATCCCCAACAAAGTAGCGTCACCGATTACATTAGACGTATGCACATGGACTTCGGTATGGGAGTGGTTGGAGTAAGCTGGGTAGTCCCAATTCAGATTAATCTGGCTGTATGCACCAGAAGCTGTAAACCCAGTCGGGGCTGGTGGGACAGCTAGATCAACCAAAGACGCTCCAGGCTGCACAAACCCTGCGTTGCCGCTACGATTCGGATCGAATGGCGACGTCGCCAGCTCTTTCGCTAAGCCACTGTCGATTAGTTCTCGCATCGTTATAGCGCGGTCTCGGGGGTCGCCGCGACGGCCAAGACGGATCGACACTACCTGCGCTAACGTCTCAAGATATTTACGTAGTTCCGGCGAGGCACCCGCTGGGATAGCTGGCAGTGCTGGGACTTGCGTCGGCGTATTGGTACGCGTGTTGCTATTAGCTCCCACGAATTTCGTCCATGCTTTGTGCCAGACAGATCTCATTGATCGTCACAGCACCAGAAACTTCTACCTCCCACTCAGTAGCAACGGTAGCAGGCAGCCTCATAACTGGTTCACGGAGCGCGCCATTCGCAACCCCGTTTGGGACAGTCGTTGCTTGAGTGTAAACACCGGACGATTCAGACAGCTGGTAGTGGGCGATCAAAGCACCATCGCCGTATACCTTTACCGTCACGGGGTAGGCCTCCGCGTGAACAGATACCCACGCCATGCTCGAAGGGTTCGGTACCGTAAATTTCTTCGTCTTAAACGTAAGAGTTTTACTTGTGGTGCCGCCTCGGTACTTGCGGATTTTATTGCCTTCTATGACGTAAAGCTGCCCAGACTTTGGGTCTTCAAAACCGCCGCGCACTTCGTTTGACAAAGTGATTGTGGCAAACGCCGCATCGCTAGCACGAGGGTCATACACCCAGCCGCCTAGCGTGTTTCCGTCTTTGTAAAACGCTACGTACGTGCCTTCGTGGCGGAACGCCCGTATTGCCGTTGGGTAAAAATTAGCATTCCATTGATCAACTGAAATCAAACCGCGCGATACAACTTTTCCGGTACTGCCAGACACCGCGACTAACCCGTCAGGCGCGGCATAAAGAACGTACTCGCCCATATCGACTACTGAGTTTTTGTTGACGCATGCCTGTGCCAAGTCGACGCGAGTAGGAGTTAGGGCCGCTGGATCGGTACCCGTAATGAAGTACGGAGTGCCATTTGTCAGCGCTACCACGCCATTGCCAGTCGCAGCAATATCGACGATGTCATCTTCTAACGTAATCCGATACTGAATTGGCCATGCATGAGGCAAGAATGGCTCGCTGAGACACAATCGCTTGCCTGAGAAACCGGCCATAACTCCGTTACCTACAGCAGTAAGCCCGAGCATCGGCCCATCTGGGTAAACACTCGTGTTGTCATCAGGTGGGCCGATCCAATCGCCACTGGGCATTACCTCGGCCAAAGCCGAAGAAGATATTGAGTCGCTGTACGTTGTAGCAGACAAGCCTATTTCTGCTACAAACTGGAAATCAGTAAATTGCGAACCAGTATTGCTGCGATAGATTCGCTTCTTAGAGGCCGAACCAAAAAAGTAATTGCCCGAGGGCGTTGCGCTCGTTGGCATAGTAACCGTTACAGTTTCGGTGCTCGTAAGGTCAAGAGTGGCGGACACAGCACTCGGTGGGCCTTCTTCGCCTAAATCAGTAACAAGGGTATATACATAAGCGCGAGTCTCAGGTGTTTCGTCGCCTGACGCTGTGCCACTTTTTGCAATGGTCGGCGCTGCTGTCGGCGCTGGGACGCCCAGCCTGTAGCTCACCGCAGGGTATCCACTACCGCCACTGATCATCGAAGCAACTGTACCCACTCGTGGGTAATCGTCGCCGGTAAAATACAGGCGCTCATTTGTGTCATTAGGGATAGGACCAGGTACTACATCAACACCGTCTTCTGACCACTCAAGCCAGTTGGTGTCTCGGTAGAAGTAGATAGAACGGCGCGAGGCGTTCTGCAAGGTATGCGTATCACTGTTCTGTTTGGTCGGCACCAACCGACCAGACTCAAAATCGATGTTTTGCGAAATCTGGCCAAACTCATCAGCAAGAAGACGCGGGGCAACGCCTGGTGCAATGCCCGAAAAACGTGTGTTTTTGAAATACGTCATGGTTACCTCAGAAGCAACGTGACAACGATCCCGCCCATGCCAGCTAATAAACTCAACGCAACTACAAACATGTTGTTATTGATTGCAGACAGCTGGCCTTCGATTGCGTCAAGCCGGTTGAAGATCGTTTTTGAACGCTCTTCGCACATCGCTTCGTGCGCAGTCAGCCTTTGTATAGCCTCAAAATAGCGCTCTTCGTCACGCGGCGTTAGCATTCTAAAAAATCCCTTGGAATATTAGCATGTCTAATATTTTACGGTAACCGAAACTGAATTTCATTCATGACATCTCACCGTAGACTAGTATGTACAACAGCCCTGTATGTGTATTCGCGCCGACTGCCGTTTGCCTGCCAGACGCGATGTTTTGAGTTGAGGAATTGCTGTGGAAGTCATTGCCCCAGTAGCTCCAAGATGTCTGAGCAGGCGCACCGCCACGCCAGCTATCCCCCTTACCGCTTGATAGATTCCCATCAAAAAAACAAAGCACCTGCGTGTCGTTGTCTGAATCAGCGTTCTCACCTATAACGCAGAAAGAGTCTGCGTGACCAGATATGCCAGTGCCCCCAATGTTTCCAGAAGACGCTGACGTTCTAACAGCGGAGTAACCGTTACCGCCAATTACCATCTCCGTGATGCCGGGACTTACCGCTGAGACCTGAGAGTCTCCCGAGCTGCTGCCGTGATTACTTACCCCAAGATAATTATTAGCGTTCATTGCAGTGCCTATTCTTTTTAGGATGTCATAAATGCTTTCGTTACCTGAAGTATTCCGGCTGTTGCTGTAATTTGTTTCGTAGACCGCATAGATAGAGTTAGAAGACGGAGTTGTTAAATTTCCGTTGCCGTTTATGTAAGCGAACTTCGTGACGTTGGTGCAATCAAAGAACGCCTTGTATACGCCTTCGCCATCGCCTATTGCGGTTCTTGAACCCGCGCCTGTTGATGATTTAGTGGCACTCAAGAATGAAGATGTTCCGGGGTTCGCAAAATGCGCCTCGGTACGGCTTGTTGATTTGGTTCCTGTAGCCGCCATCAAAATATGCCATCGCGGGCCAGATGCGACTGTGGCTCCTTTACCAATAAAAAAGCTCGTAGGTAGGCTCACTTACCTAGACCGTGAATCCAGTAGCCGAAGCAAGCGTAATGGTGCCGCTGTGACCAATCACCGAAACTAGCCAGTAAACGTGATCCGCCCAAGTCGGCTCCGTAGCCGCAGGCCATTTCGTGTTTGATCCAAAGCTAGGGGTTCTGCCGCTCGCAGCATTCATCTTGATCATGGTGATCTTACCTTCAGCGAGGTTCGTAAAGCTGAAGGTCGTTGAAGCTGACAAAGTAATGATATGAAGGGGCTTGTTCATATCGATGTTGTGCGTGGACGATACAGAAGCCGTTACTTGTTCTGGCTGTAAGCTCGAATAATCACCACCACTAATGTTGTTGGTGTTGATGATCAAGTCTCCACCGAGCGTCAGACTGCTCGGCGTTGTAAGAGCGCCTGACAATTTAGCGGATGTGACACTTGTATTCGCTAGTTTGGCGGTCGTGACGTTGGCATCCGCCAGTTTTGCGGTGGTCACGTTGGCATCCGCCAGCTTTGCGGTGGTAATCGCGTTGTTCGATACGGCTGCTGAACCGATAGCGTTGTCTGCGATTAAAGCGGTTGTGATCGCGTCGTCAGCTATGGCTGCGGAAGTCACAGCGTTGTCTGCAATGCTAGTCGCTTTGATCTTTGTTGTCGGCATGTCAGGCTCCTAACACTGGACGAGTAGTTGGGAAATCGTCACTAGCGGGCCAGTCGCGAAGAAGCTGTCTATACGCAATCACTGCCTCTGCGTTCGGGAAATCAGAAACAGTCGCGGCAACGTCTGTGCGTTGTAGTTCTTCGTCACGCCACTTGCGAGCTGCTTGGATTGGATTTAATACGGTCATGCCAACCATTACTTGATCCTCTGGTATTGGGTTTGATTCTGTCGAGAGCTGAACGAGCCAGAATTTTCGCCGATAATAGGGACGTTTAGAGCAAACTCGCGCAAGGCGTTGGTGCCATTGCCGTGCCCCAAAAACTTAGGGACAGAGTTGACGGTCTTGTAATAGCGGGGCAGCTCCTCCAGCGTTTCAACGCTCCAAGTGCCGTTAGAATTTTGAATTAGAACACTCTGTCCCTGCGAACCCGGGACAGATACCGAACCAGCTACGTCAGTTCCACTAGACCAACTGAGGTTACCTGACAGCGGTATTTTACGAATTTTATTCTCACGATAGCCGTCAGAATCAACCGCAAGGGTATAGTAGCCAACGTAGAGATGCGTCGAGTCACCGGACATCGAATCTATCGACTAAGCGGCATCTGTCCCACTGCTTGACTGTG